CGGACGGACACGTCGTTGGATGCGATGCGCCGGCTGTTGGACGCGATCGAGGCGGCTGATCTGACGGGGAAGATTAAGCGGGTGCGGAACACGAACGGGCAGGAGGGCATCGAGCTTTTGGATGGCCGGCGGTTGCGGTTCCGTACTCGGAACAAGGGCGGCGGTCGTGGGTTCTCCGCGGATTTCCTCGGTGCGGACGAGTGCATGGACTACCCGGAGTTCGCGCACGCGGCGCTGCTGCCGACGTTGTCGGCGCGGCCGAATCCGCAGGTGCTTTACATGGGGTCGGCGGTGGATCAGGAGACGCATGACAACGGCCTGGTGTTTGCTCGGTTGCGTCGTCGTGGGATCGCTGGGGAGGATCCATCGTTGGCGTGGTTTGAGTGGTCCGCTGATTTCGATCACCCGGACGAGCTGGATGGGGAGGCGGCGTTGGATCCGGCGGTGTGGCGTCGGGCAAACCCGGCGCTGGGGATCAGGATCACGGAGGAGTACGTCGCGAATGAGCAGCGGTCGCTGGACGCGCGCTCGTTCGCGGTGGAGCGTTTGGGGGTTGGGGATTGGCCGGATCCTGATCAGGACGTCGACCGTCCGTTCAGCGTGGACGCGTGGGACGGGCTGACCGACCCGGCGTCTCGGCTTGAGGCTCCGGTCGTTGTCGCGTTCGCCGTGTCGAAGGACCGGACGACCGCGATCGCCGCGGCGGGTCAGACCGCCGACGGGTTTTGGCAACCGGAGATCCATCATCACCGGCAGGGCACCGGTTGGGTGGCTGGCGTGCTCGAGCAGATGCTTGAGTCAGGGAAGGTCGAGGCGGTCTATTGCGATAGCGTCGGGCCGGCTGCGTCGCTGCTGGTGCCTTTGCGCGAGGCAGGGATCAGGGTCGAGACGATCAGCACCGCGGAACTCGGCCAGTCGTGTGGTCGGCTCGTCGACATGGTGCGCGACAAGACGTTGCGGCACCTCGGAAGCGACGAGTTGCGGAACGCCGTGATCGGTGCGCGCACCAGGCCGATCGGGGATGGGGCGTGGGCGTGGGGGCGGAAGAACTCGGCGGTGGACATTTCGCCGCTCGAGGCGGCGACGATCGCGCTCGGGGCGGCGGTCGGCGTTACCGGCGGCGAAGTGGCGATCTTCTAGATGGGTTTCCTGCAGCGGACATTGGGGGCCGGGTGGCCCTGGCAGCAGCGTGCCGACGTGGCGTTGCGTGATGTGGCGCCGCTCGAGGGCACGCTCATGTCGTTGTGGAACTCGGAGATTCCGAACTGGTGGGCTCAGAACATCACCGCGCAGCAGTTCTACGGGACGCCGGCGTTGTCGGATCAGGTGTGGGTCGCGAACCGCTGCCAGAAGCTGAACGCGCAGGCGATCGCGGCGATGAAGCTGGAGTGGCATGGGCCGCCGGGTGCGGGGGAGCCGATGTGGGTGTCGAACCCTGACCCGTCGTTGTTCCCGAACGGGATCGGTGACGCGTTGCACGCGATCGTCGACCAGATGTACGGGTGGGGCTACTCGTTGCAGTACGTGACGAGCGAGTACGCGGATGGGTTCCCGCGGACGTGGACGGTGATCCCGTCGGGTGCTTGCACCCCGACGTTCGAAGATGGCCAGCGGGTTTACAAGATGCCGAACGACACGTTCCTTGACCCGGCCAGGGTGATTCAGATTGACCGGAACCCTTCGACGGCGGCCCACGGAACTCCGGCGCTCAGGGCGTATGCGCAGGTCGCGTGGGGGTTGTTGGCTGCGCAGAACCAGTCGATGAGCGTGACGCAGGGCGGCATCCCGCAGGCGGTGATCAAGTCCCAGCGGAAGCTCACGAAGGAACAGGCCGAGACGCTGCAGACCCAGTGGATGACCGCGACGTCGAACCGGAACGGCGCGCCGCCGGTGCTGCCGCCCGAGCTCGACTTTTCGGTGTTGTCGATCAACCCGTCGGATCTGTCGCTGCTCGAAACGCAACAGTGGAACGCGATGGTGATCGCCACGGCATATGGGGTGCCTGGCCCGATCCTGAACATGGCTTTGACCGGTGGTTTGACGTATCAGAACCCTGTGGCGCTGATGCAGATGTGGTGGTTGACGGAGTTGTCGACGACGTCGAAGCGGATCATGGACGCTTTCTCGGCGCAGGCGTTGCCTCGGGGCCAGTGGGTGTCGCAGGACGCGACGGACATGACGGTGGAGGGTTCGATTGAGGCGGACGATGATCCGCAGTTGTCGGCTGCCGGTAAGGCGAGTCCGGCGCAGCAGCCGCCGTCGTTGGCGGCGATCGGAGGTGGCAGAGCATGAGCATCGTTGAAGACGTCGGCCATGAGCCGATCGACAGCAGCATCGAAGGGGCCGAGAGGCCCCTTATTCGTAGGACTTTCGCGGCGCAGGTCACACCCGGTGACGGTCGCACGGTCGACGTTCGGCTCGTTCCGTTCGGTGAGCGGATCCAGCACAACGACGGGCTCGGCGGTGTCCCTCGCGGCCAGATGTACGAGGAAGAGTGGATGCCGGGGGTGTTCGACCACCAGTTGAACGCCGCGCATCGTGTCCTCGCGAATGTTGAGCATGAGCCGGGGTTCGGCGGTGTGGTCGGGAAAGGCGTCGCGCTCCGCGCCGTCCCGAACGACGGCTACCACCTCGAGCTCCGCATCCTCGACGGGCCCGACGGCGACAAGCTGCTGCAGCTCGTCCCGGAACCGCTCGACATCGTTTCGCTCGAGGCGAAGCCGGTCAAGTCGGTGCGGTCGGAGACGGGTGTGGTGCAGCGCGTCAAGGCGAACCTTGTCGGTGTTGCGTTCACCCGGTTTGGCGCCTATACGGGCGCGAAGGTTTTGGCTGTTCGTGAGGAGGCCGAGCAGCTGATCGACGAGGCGTATCTGCCTCTCGACATGGATCCCGACCTGCTCGAACGCTGCCGAGCGGCCGGTGTGGAACTTCCGCAGCGATACAAGGCGCACCCCGCAGAAACGGACACCCCGGCAGAGACCGGCACCTCCGAGGACGGCACCCGCCAGTCAGGTGAACCCACGTCTTTGGAGGACAACAGAAATGCAGACGCAGACTGAGAAGCGTCTCGCGCTCAGGCTGGACGAGCGCGCGAAGGTGCAGTCGCTCCACGAGGAGCTGCTGCGCGAGGTAGGGGACGGTGAGCTCTCGGACACGCTGAAGGCGCAGGCCACGGCGTACCGTGAGCGTGCCTCCGAGCTGGACACGGAGATCGCGGAACTCGAGGAGACCGCCGTGGCCGACCGGGCCGCTTCCGAGAAGTCCCGCGAGATCCGCAAGGCGATGGCCGGCGGCGTCGCCGGTGTCGACGCGGACGACGACGGCGTCGTGTATCGGACGATGGCCGCCTATGCCCGTGACGTGATCCTGACGGGTCAGGGTCGCGAGGTGTCGAAGATCGCGGCGAACGTCGCGAAGCCCGACCGGGACGCGGCGGCTCAGAGGCTCGAGCTGGCGCAGCGCACCCCGGCGAACACGCTCACCTCGGATGTCGGCGGTCTGCTGCCCCCGCAGCACATCGCGCAGATCTTCCAGGTGATCGACACGTCCCGGCCGATCGTCCAGTCGGCGCAGCGGGCGGCGCTCGAGCGCGGGGTCCTGACGTACCCGCAGGTCGACGCGTCCCCGGTCGTGGCGGTGCAGGGCACGGAGAAGACCGAGGCCGGCAACACCGGGATGGACATCTCGATGCAGACCGCGACCGCCAGCACGTATCTCGGCGGCGGGGATCTGTCGTGGCAGGCGATCAACTGGTCGACGCCGAACGCGCTGGACCTGTGGTTCCGGCTGGTTGCGGCGGACTACGCGCTGAAGACGGAGCAGGACGCCGCTCAGGTGCTCCAGCACTCCGGGTTCTCGAACAACATCAGCCCGACGATCTCCGGGTCGGCGACGTTCGCGGACTTCATGACCGCGATCGGTGCCGGGTACGCGGAGGTGTTCGCGAACTCCGGTCGTGTCGCCAACACGGTGTACATGGCCCCGGACAGGTTCGGGTATCTGCTCGGGCTGACGTCGTCGGCGTTCACGCAGTTCACCAGCGTTTCCGGTGACACCGTGGGCCCGCTGAACGTCGTCGTGTCGCGCGGGATGGACTCCGGCGTGATCGTGGTCGGGGACCGGGACGGGCTGCTGGTCGCTGAGACGGCCGGTGCGCCGGTCGAGCTCCGGGTCGTGGAGCCGGCGATCGGTGGTGTCGAGGTCGGTCTGATCGGTGCGTTCGAGGCCGTTGTCGTGGACGACGGCGCGTTCGCGATGATCACGACCGCGTCGTAGGTGAGAGGGGCTGATCAGCGATGAGCTATACGAAGCTGATCTCGAAGCATGACCGGATCTCCATCGACGGAACCGACGTCTCGAACGCGTTTCGTGAGTTCGGGATGACGTCGTCGAAGTCGCAGGAGGACGCGTC